GCAAAGAAGGTGAGTATGTTGGAAATACTGAAATCTGCATTCAAACTCCAGCATATACTAAACATACGGAGATTCTCAATTACTTGGGAAAGTATTTCAAAAAACTCCGTCGTTGTGGATTTCTAGCACTTCCTGTTGGTGAAATAGTGGGTTCTCATATTGATGAGGGAACTTATTATCTTACAAAAGATAGATATCACCTTTCCATTCAGGGGAAATACGAGTATACTGTTGGTGATGAAACGATGATTATTGAACCAGGAACTCTCTTTTGGTTCAATAATAAACTTCCTCATAAGGCAGTGAATATTGGAGATAATGTTAGAATTACTTTTGTATTTGATGTACCGCATCATAAGAAAAACCTATAGATAAAATAATGGAAAGACTTGAGCATACGATTCTCCGAAACCTTGTATATAATGAAGATTATTCCAGAAAAGTTATACCTTTTATACAACCAGAATATTTTGAGCAAAGGTCTGAAAAAATAATCTTTGAGGAAATCGTTAAGTTTATTGTCAAATATAATTCTGCGATTACTAGAGAAGCACTTGGTATTGAGATTGAAAATAGAACTGATTTGACCGAAACTGATATTAAGGATGTTCGTGAGGTATGCCAAACACTTAATGATTCTGTCGTGGAGAAGCAATGGTTGCTAGATACTACTGAAAAGTGGTGTCGTGACCGAGCAATTTATCTTGCTTTAATGGAGTCAATTCATATTGCCGATGGAAATAATGAAAAAAAGAATAGGGACGCAATTCCTAGCATTCTTTCCGATGCCTTAGCAGTATCGTTTGATAATAATATTGGACACGACTACCTTCAAAATTATCAGGAACGTTATGAATTCTATCACCGTAAAGAAGATAAGATCGAATTTGATCTGGAATATTTCAACAAAATCACGAAAGGTGGTTTACCTACTAAGACTCTCAATATTGCTCTCGCTGGTACGGGAGTCGGAAAATCCCTCTTCATGTGTCATGTTGCTAGTTCCGCGATGCTTCAGGGTAGGAACGTCCTCTACATCACTCTTGAGATGGCGGAAGAGAGAATTGCAGAAAGAATTGATGCAAACCTTCTCAATGTCCCGATTCAGCAATTGGTTGATCTTCCACGCTCAACATTTCAAACAAAAGTAAATAGTGTTGCGAAGAAAACACAAGGTTCTCTTGTAATTAAAGAGTATCCTACTGCTTCGGCACATTCTGGACATTTCAAGGCACTTCTGAATGAACTTGCTCTTAAAAAATCATTTCGACCTGATATTATTTTCATCGACTACCTTAATATTTGTGCTTCCAGCAGGCATAAGGCAAATGGGTCTGCAAATTCTTATTCTTATATTAAATCAATTGCAGAAGAGCTTCGTGGGTTGGCAGTGGAATTTAGTGTCCCAATTGTTTCCGCTACACAGACTACTCGTAGTGGTTATGGCAACTCTGATGTTGAACTTACTGATACTAGTGAGTCCTTTGGTCTCCCTGCTACTGCTGATCTTATGTTTGCCCTTATTAGCACAGAAGAGTTGGAAGGATTAGGGCAAATTATGGTAAAACAATTGAAGAATCGTTATAATGATCCAACAGTTTTTAAACGTTTTGTAGTTGGTATTGATCGTGCAAAGATGAGACTTTATGATGTTGAACAATCGGCACAACAAGATATACTTGACAATGGCAAAGAAGAAGAGTATACTTATGAAGAAAACAAACCTAAAAAATCATTCGAAGGATTTAAGTTTTAAATATGGCAACTATCGATTCTAAAAAATATATTGAGTTCGTTCGTGAAACAACTAGTCCGGCAAGTAGTAAGTATTCGAATCTTGTTGAGCGTTTGAATGAACTGGAAGAACAGGGTGCAGATGTTCCTCGTCTGCTAACCGCTGCGTTTGGTATGAGTGCCGAAGCAGGAGAGTTTACTGAGGTAGTCAAAAAGATTTTCCTTCAGGGCAAACCTTATACTGAAGAGAATATCTTTCATATGAAGCGTGAACTTGGAGACCTGTGCTGGTATTTGGCACAAGCATGTATGGCACTGGATATTACTTTTGAGGAAGTTCTTGAAATGAACTATCAGAAACTGAGTGCTCGTTATCCAGAGGGAACGTTTGATGTATATCGCTCAGAAAACCGTGTTCAGGGTGATTTGTAATAAATATTTCAAAAAATATGTCTATTCTTGGAAAAAGAACGGGAAGACCAATAAGTAGAATTCAATTTAATTCAATTCTCAAAAAATTTATAGTTTTCCTAAAAAGGGAACTAGGTTTGACTATTGATATTCCTTATATACTCATTGATGATCCCGATTTTTCAAAGAAAAATAAAGCATTTGGTATGATGAATAGTGATGGCATTGTTTACATTAGTATTATTAATCGCCATCCATTAGACATCTTAAGAACCGTTGCTCATGAGTATGTTCATTACAAACAATCTATTAAACGTGTTGCAATGAACCCAAATCCTGGCAGTCCTTCAGAAAATGAAGCAAATGCAAAAGCAGGAGAAATTATGAGGAAGTATGGGAAACTTCATCCAGAATTATTTGACCTAATTTCTATTAGATGATTTAATTCTTTTATTGGGGGATTAGTTTAGTGGTAAAACGGGTGCTTTGCAAGCATCAGTCACCAGTTCGACTCTGGTATTCTCCACTTTTTAAACTGGCACAAGGTGTCATGTCAGATCCAGTATTATGCACTATCATACTGGTATGACCACAAAACCTCAAATGAAAAACACACACCTCGAACACCCCGAAGATTCCATTCTGACTGGCAATCTATCAGTACTGGATTGGTTTGTGACTCCTGGACACCTTTCTGTAAAGATTGATGGAAGTCCTGCAATTGTGTGGGGTACAAATCCTGCCAATGGAAACTTTTTTGTTGGAACTAAATCAGTATTCAATAAGGTGAAAATCAAAATCAACCATTCGCATGAAGAGATTGATGTGAATCATGAAGGTAGAGTCGCAGACATTCTTCATGTTTGCTTTGATTGGTTACCTCGCACGGAATGCATCTATCAGGGCGACCTTATTGGGTTTGGTGGACTTTCTGAATATACTCCCAATATTATCACTTACAAATTTCCTGAGGTAGTAGAACAAAATATCATTCTTTGTCCACACACCTGCTATTATGCTGAAAGTGATCTTCGTGATGCTGTGGCAATGCCTGATCGTTCAATCTGGTATGATACTGAGTCGGTCAAGTTTGTGAAACCTGAAGCATCTATTGTGTCTGGTGCTGAGCATTTTGAAGACCTTGAAGAGATTTGTGAATTTGCTAAATGTATCTCTGGTATCTCTGGTGCTGTACAGTTTGCCACTCCCAAAGAGTCTGCACAACTGAAGAAAGATCTCAATGCTTGTATTCGTGAAGGTAGGGAGATTAATCCTGATGACTTTGAAAACAAGAATTTGATTAATTTCTGGAACTTGGTAAAGTCTATCAAGGAGGATGCTTTGTACGTCTGCCGTAACAATGGTCCCGAAGCATATATTGGGAATGATCGAATTGATGCTGAAGGTTATGTGATGAGCAATGACTATGGTATGTTCAAACTAGTCAACCGTGAGGTGTTCTCTCATGCTAATTTTACAATGCAAAAGAACTGGTAGTCATAAATATAAGTATATTTTATTGTTTATGAGCACTTTGAATACGGAAAATTGGAATAGGAAATGAAAAGTTTTTCGAAATTTATAACCGAAGCAACCAGCAGAGCAGTTCAACAGGCGACTCGTATGGGTCTTGTCACTGATGGACATGGTGGATGGTATGAAAGAGGCACAGGAGAATTTAGTGCCAAAACTGTTCAGGGACAATTAAAGTTTTATAATAAGCGTCAAGTTGTTGGTGGAAAAGATTCTGCTCAAACCGAACAGGAGAAAAATCTTTCTCAAAAATCTTATGCACAACCTGCTCCTCAGCAACAAGCACCACAAGAACCAGTTCCACAAGAACAAGTTCCAGTAGATCAGCAACAAGTTCAAGAACCAGTTGCACAAGAACCATTTACTTTACCACCAGTTGAAAAAACTTTGGGAACTTTAACAATTGCTTTCGGACGTTTTAATCCACCAACAGTAGGGCATCTTCAATTGATGGATACCGCTGCCGCTTCTGCAGAGCAAGATCAGAGCGATTATATCATCGTCCCCTCTCGTACTCAGGATGCAAAGAAAAATCCTCTTGATGCAGATACAAAAATCTCATATATGAGAAGAATGTTCCCTCAGCACAGTGAGAGAATTTATAATGATGCAAATATGAGAACCATTTTTGATGTGCTCAAAAAGGCACATAATGATGGATATTCTGCCGTAAGAATTGTTGGTGGTTCTGATCGAGTCAAAGAGTTTGATAAATTGGCAAATAATTATAATGGAAATCTATATCAATTTGATAATATTGAAGTAATTTCTTCTGGTGATAGAGATCCTGATGGTAAGGGTATTGAAGGAGTATCTGCTTCAAGAATGAGACTTGCCGCCGCCGAAGGTGACTTTAAAACTTTTCGTGGTGGATTACCTCCAGAAGTTCCTAGAAAGGAAGCAATGGAACTCTTTAGTGTACTTCGCCAATCTATGGGAATTGAAGAAATTCAGCAAGAAGAAATAAATGTTTGGGAAGTTGCTCCTAAATTTGATGCTCATACATTGCGTGAAAATTATATTTCAGAGAAAATTTTTAATATTGGTCAATTGGTGGAAAATCTGAATACTGGTATTATTGGAAGAATTATTCGAAGAGGTACTAATTACTTGATTTATGTGACCGAAGGTGGAATGATGTTTAAATCTTGGATTAAAGATTTGATGGAAACAAAGAAATATACTGAAGTTAAAATGGATAGTGAAATGAGAGAACCAGGAAAACCAAACACATTAGTGGGAACTCTCGGTGCATTTAAGCATTATGCAAGTAAAACTCCTGGAGCAGTTGGTACTGGTGCAGAGAACTTACAACCAGGTGGAAATGCTTATGGAATTAATTTCATAAATAAGTATAGAAAAAAGTAAGTATTAGATCTTCCAATGACTACTAAAATTTTTGAGGAACTTCCTTCCAGAGATAATAGACCTGCATCTGCCGAACCAGGAAGATCAGGACCTACGAATATAAAGGAAAAGATGGAGAAGAAAGTTCGTCAGGCAGTTTACGATATTCGCTATCGTGCAAGAAGAGAGGGCGTAGATATCAAACAAGCATATTCGCAATATATGCAAAATAGTAGTCTAAATGGTCAGGAAAGAAATATGGTAAAGGCAAAGATTTTTGGTACTGGAATGAGAGAAGATTATAATATTGGAGAATTTGCTTCGAGTTCAGTTGCAAATGCCCTTTTTAAAGTTTTTGTTGAAGGCTTAGAAGAAGGATCTACTCTTGGCGAGGAATATCTTCAAGAACTTAGAAATGGGTCTGATAGGAAGTATAAAGTAAGAGTAACTGATAAAAACGGAACTTCTTATGTTCGTTATGCAACTCGTGATAAGATTAGTGATCTTCGTGCTAATCCAAATATTGAGTCAGTTGAAATGACCGAGTATGGTCAACCTTATGAAGGTGAAAGAACCAAAGGAGATAGAACCGCCGCCGCTAAGGCAGGTAAGGATTATGATGGCGATGGTAAAGTTGAATCTGGTGCTAAGGAACATGCTGGCGCAGTTCATAATGCAATCCAACGCAAGACCGGTGGAACTCCTGACGGTAAGGACACTTCCAGTGTAAAAGAAGATTTTGATTTTATTGAAGAAGGGAAGAAGAATAAAAAAAAAGATAGGAAATTTGATGTAATGCGTGGAAAAAAGAATGGAGTAAAACTTTTTCCAGAAACCAGTAAAGTTCATGAGGAAGTTGTTTCTGAAACTGCAGTAAGCACCGCCCAACAAAAATTTATGGGAATGGTTCATGCTTATAAGAAGGGTGAAATGGAGAATGCTTCACCTGAAGTTAAAAGGGCAGCAGAAGAAATGAGTGATACTGAAGCAAATAAGTTTGCTTCTACCAAACATGAAGGTCTTCCCAAACATGTACAAAAGGAAGAAACCTCATGTGATTCCTCAGAACCTCAAAGAGATCCTAGAGGTGATTATGCAAAAATTAATCTCATCAAAAACAAACTAAGATCTGGATTGGGAGTTAAGAATCCTATCGTAATGGTTTCTGATGAAGAAGATGTCAAAGAAGGTGCTGGATTGAGTGTTGGAATTTCCAAACTTGCCGGACAACTTAATGCAAATCCAAGAACATCTGCAGAACAAGGAGCAAAAAACTTTCAAAAGAATGTTGCAGATCCAATTGGTAAAGCAGTAAAAGGTGCTGCACGTGCAGTTCTTCAACCTGCAAATATGTCTCCTGAAGCCCAAAAGGCAAGAACAGATAAGTACAAACCTTAATAGTTTTAATATTAAGATAAACCTATCTTAATAGTAGATTTTGAATAAATAATCCAGGTTTAATTCATACGAGGTCATTATGTCAATCGCAGCAATCATCGCTTGGGCAACCGCCAATCAAGCACTTATCGCAACTGTTCTTTTTGCAGTTTCAGAAGCACTTGGTGCAAATCCTAAGGTCAAGGCAAACGGTATTCTTTCACTTATTCTTATTCAGGCACAAAATGCTCTGAAAGCAAAGGGCGCAAAAGATATTACTCCTTGAGTTTTTATTTAAATATTATAAAGGGGAGGCCTAATTGAAGGTCTCCTTTTTTTATAAATATTACTAGAAAAAGAATTATAGGTAAAGCACATGGCTCTTTGGGGCATTTCTACAAGTTCGGAAACGGCGGCGAACAAGTACGCTATTCCAAAATTCCAGCATGAAGTGGACCGTAATAGAAGTCCATGGAATACTTTTGCAGATGTTCGTGGTTGGATTCAGAGAAGATATAAAACAAAAGAAAATTCTGGACTTTCTACTCGCTATTTTGACGAAGTTTTAGTTCCAGTTGTTGGATTGAATAGTACTGGTAATTTGGGGGGAACTACTGGCATTGGTACTGCCAGTCCAGTTGCAGTTTTCTTTGAAGATCCTAACAAAGCATCACCAATTTCTGTTGGTGGTGGTGGAACTACTGGTATTGCTACAAATACTACTGGTTATGTTCATGTAGTCTTTAATGAACTTGTTTTTGCTGGTGCAGGATCAACAATTCTTATTCGCACTTTTGATGCAAACGATGCTAACGAATCAACAGCAATTGTTGGAACTGCTGCATCAAATACTGGTACTCAATATGCTTGGGCAGGACCTGCTGCAAGTCATGGATCACCAAATGTTTATACAAACTTCAACGGTCAGATTACTAACAGAGTAGCATTTTCATTCACTACACCAAGTGTAGGTCTTACTACAAACGTTGTATTCTTAACGACAGTTGGACCAAATAATCCTTCTGCTGGTTCAACTACTATCTTTGTTAGTTCGGTTGCGGGTGTTTCTATTGGAAGTTCTATCAGTCATATTAATCCTGTAGCGGGTCTTGGTACAGTATTTACGAATGTTCCTGTTGTTGCTGTTGGAAATACTTTTGTTCAGATCGGATCTGCAAACACGAGTTCAGTACCAATTCATCCCTTTGCCGCCATAAGATTCAGCACCCGTACAACTGCAACAAAACTGAAAATTGATATGACCAAAGGATTTGTCGGTGTAATTACTGACGGATCAAATGGTGTCGGCGTAATTAGTTCATTCACCTCACAATTTGGAGATGTTATTCTTCGTAATGTTGGTGGTGCAGGAACTACCGCAGCAGTTGGACTTGGAACTACTACATTAACAGTTAGATAATATATGAGATTTGATGAATTGAATGAGGATAACTATCTGTTATTTGCTATAAAATTCTACGATAATCCTCAGGCAGTCACCAAAGACGATTTTGAGGATGATCTAAAAAGAATAAAATATGTAAAACGGTTGTTGAAACGATATAAAAATACTGGGGTGCTTAAGACTCATTTGATTCTTAATCACCTCACTGTATTATTTAATGTTTTTGATGATGCCACAGTTCCTTTACTTTTCTATAACTTAGAAAAAGACCTTTGGCCATATATTAAAAGTTTTTTGATTTTCTTAAATAGACTTCCAGAATATCCAAAAACTGAAATTAATGTTATAGAAGAAGATTCTGAGTGTTCATTACAGTTGCAATCAATCTAATGGAAAGCAGAGTAGATAAGATTATTAATATTATTAGATCTCTTAAAGAGGAAGGTATGGTAAGTGGTGCTCCCACCACTAGTCTTACTAGTCCAACCGATGGTAAGGGGCATATTGCTGGTACAGTAGAAGCAGGTGATAATCCTCCAGTAAGAAAGGAGAATAAATACATTTATGGAGCGGGATTCCGCAAAAATTGGTTACAAAAAAGAACCCCACAACAATAACCACTCCAATGTACTCACCAACTCAGACAATAGAGACAAAAGTAGCGATTCTTGAAGAAAAGATTCATACTACTGATCAGTTGATGCAACGCATCGACAGTGCTATTGAAAAGTTGAGTGAAGTAAATGCAAATGTGACTAAAATGCTCATAGTTCATGAGCAAAAACTTGATAATAGTGAAAAAGTAGATGCAACATTATTTTTAAAGATTGATCAGTTAAGTAATAAAATGGATACTGATCACACTATAGTATTAACTAAATTGCAAGGATTGGAGAAAAAAGTTTGGATAGGTATTGGTGCTCTTGCCTTTGCATCTTTTGCAATTAATAATTCGGAAATAGTTAAACATGTCTTGACACCAACTCAAGACAATGGTAGAATAGAAAGAACAAAGTAAATACTTTTATAATGGATCTGATTGACTCCAAGTATATTGGACTTGTATCCTCACGTCTACACAAGTTTAAGAGAGTTAAGGTAGATCTTTTTACATTTAGATGTCCAATTTGTGGCGACTCTCAGAAAAACAAAAATAAGACACGGGGATACATCTATACTGTCAAGAATAATACGAACTTCAAGTGTCATAACTGTGGAGCAAGTTTATCATTCAATAACTTTCTCAAACAGATAGATCCAACACTTCATAAACAATATACACTTGAAAAGTTTAAGGAAGGTCATACTGGCAAAAACTTTGTAGTTGAAGAACCAAAGTTTGAGTTTAAAAAACCTACTTTTAAGAAAAGATTAGATTTGCCTAAGGCTTCCGAAAATCCAATTTCTAAAGAGTACCTTGAGAAAAGACTTTTAAATCCTGATAAGTTTTATTTTGCTGATAAATTTCAATCTTGGGTTAATACACAAAAACCTACATTTAATAATATTATAAGAGATGAAAGTCGCATAGTGATACCATTGCATACCAGAGATGGTCAAATTTTTGGTTTTCAGGGAAGAGCAATAGGTGCTAGCAAAGTTAAATACATTACAGTGATTTTGGATGAAAGTATTCCGAAAGTTTATGGATTGCATGAGGTGAGTACTGAAAAAAGAATCTATGTTACTGAAGGACCTTTTGATTCGACATTTGTTCAAAATGCAATTGCAATGTGTGGATCTGACATTAATCTTGATAGTCTTAATTTGGGAGACGATATTGTATATGTTCTTGATAATGAACCTCGCAATAAGGAAATCTGTAATAGGATATCCAAACTGATTGATTTTGGGAAAAGTGTAATTGTCTGGCCAAAAGCAGTTCAGCAAAAGGATATCAATGATATGATTCTCTCTGGACTTTCTATTATGGATGTGTTAAAATCAAATACATATAAAGGGCTCGAAGCAAAAATCAAATTCAACGAATGGAAGAAGGTATGAGTAACGGAACACGGGTAATTAAGAGAAACGGATCAGTTGAAAATCTTGATTTAAATAAACTTCATCTAATGGTAGAAGAAGCATGTAGAGACCTTGCTGGAGTATCAGCATCACAAGTTGAGATGAAATCTGGAATTCAGTTTTATGATGGAATTACTACTGGAGAAGTTCAGGAAATTCTAATTCGTTCTGCGTCTGATTTGATTGATCTTGAGCACCCTAATTATCAGTTTGTCGCCGCTCGTTTATTACTATTTGCTCTTCGTAAACAGTTGTTTGGTCGCATGTATGAGTTTCCAACTGTTTTGGAGCATACTAAAAAATGTGTTGATCTTGGAGTTTATGATGCAGA